CTTGAATCATAGTTTTTTCTAAATCTCTAGCTGGTGGTAAAACATTCTTTACACCATCAGAAAAATCATCAAAACTTTTAGCAGTTTCTTCAAATAATTTATCAATCCCTTTAAATGCTACATAAACTGCACCCCCTTTAGCTATAAGAACTAAAAGCCCTTTAAGACCTTTAACTGTCATCATACTAGCAAGACTAAATTTTAACATTTGTTTTGCTGCAAATTGTATAGCACCACCCAATGCTAAAAATAGTTTTACTACTTTAATTGCAATTAATAATTTAAACAAAATAATAATTTTATCCATATTATCTTTTAAAAGAACAATAGCATCTTTAACTTTTACAACTGCAAATGCTAATGAAATTCCTATATTAGTTGCCAAATCATCTATGCTTTTTGCATTTATTTCTAAAAATTTATTTAAAGAATCAAACTCTTTTTTAAGACCTTCAAAAAAACCAGCATCTAATATTTTTCTTTTAAAATTGAAAAACTTATCTCCAATCATTGATAGAGTACCTTCAAATGTTTTTGCTAATTCATCTGTTGCTGCACCAAACTTTCCACCCTTACCAAATATTTTTTGAAATGCTGCTGCTGTTTCTTCAACTGTTACTACTGCACCAGCTTTAAATCCTAACATAGATTTAACACCTCTATCTCTAAATAGATCGGCAGCACTAATACCAGCACTCATTGATCTTTGAATTTGCTCTGCTGTAGTTTTAAAATCTAGTCCTGTTACTGCTGCAACATTACCAGTAATTTCCATAAGGTTAGCAAGTTCTTTTGCATCTTTAGAAACAACTGCAAGAACTCCTGAACCAGCTTGAATTTCCTCTAGTGAGAAAGGAACTCTAGCAGCAAATTTTGCCATCTCATCAAATGCTTTTGCACCTTCTTGTGCAGTACCAAATAAGAATTTTAATCTTACTTGTAATCCTTCAATTTGTTTTCCTGTATTAACTAATGATCTAATAGCAAGTCCAGTACCTAAACCAATAAAAGCATTTTGTAAGTTAAATACAGCACCTTTAACTTTATCTAAACCACCTCTAACTCCTTGTAAGGCTTGTTTCGACTTATCCTTTGCTACTATATCTATGTTAAGTTTTTGTGCCATTATTTATAATTCTTTGCTTCTGCTAGTGATTGGTTTCTTTTATACTGATCTTGCTCCTTTTTCAAGTAAGCTAACCAAAGATTATAATGACTCATTGGCATATCAAGAACTTGTTGAATTGGAATGTGAAGTCTGTCTGCTACTACTAAAAGCGACCTTATTTCAGGGTCGCTATCTACTTTTTTTCGGCTTCCTCGAATGAGGTATCTGCAAGAATTTGATTAGCGATAGTAGCTATAACATTAGAGTCTGCTTTTTTTCTTAAAGCAAATTTATCATTAACATCAAAGGCTTTAATCATTTCTCCTTTGTCATCTTTGACTTGGAGTTTCATTATAAGTAAATCAACTAAAATAGTTAAGTCTTGAAAGTTATTAGACTTTTTAAAGATAATGTTTTTTTCTTCAAGAGTTAATGGTTCTGAATAGAATATACTAGCATTTCCATGCTCGTCTTTCCATTGTTCTACTTCTATTGTAATTGTTTTAAGAGTTTCAAAATGGGATTTAACCCTGTCTATAATTGACATAAATTAAATTAAACTGTTCCTACAGTTAAAGCACCAGTACCTTGAAAAGTAACTGTTCTTGAAATAATTGCGTCCATTGTACTATTGATACTCATACCAGTAATAATTCCTGTTCCAGTATAACTAGCATCTCCTGAAGCAGCACCTTCTGGTAATAAAATAAAAGCAATAGATGCACCAGCAAGTAATGCTTCTTGTTGAGAAGAACCTTCGTCAAAGTGCATTTCTAAAGTACCTGAAAATGAAGTACGTCCAGTTACAAATGATTTTGTTGCATCTGCTAAATTAGTATCTTCAACTACATCTCCTGTAGTTTCTATTGTGAAACCAGTTAGTTCGCCACAAGCTGTTCCAGCGACTTTTACTTGTCCTTCTTTTCCGTGATGTGTTGCCATTTTTTATCCTCTTTAATTTTTGTTGTTTTCGTTTGTTCTTCCTTATAGCCTAAACTTAAAAAATGTTCAAGGTTAGTTTCATTAATTGTTATCTCTGAATTATCTTTATATAGTTTAATGTCTTTAGCCATAAGTCCTTTTATTACTTTTCATCTTCTTCGTCAATATCTTCTTCATCTTCATCTTCATCTAATTCATCATCTAAATCATCATTTTCTGCTTCTTCCCATGTATCATTTTCTGTTTCATCTATATAGTTTTCTCTGACTTCTTCTACTAAATCTTTTACTTGTTCACAAAGTAAAGACTCTTTGTCATGTAGTTTTTCTATCTGATTTATTTTACTTGAAATTTTATCTAATGTTTTTTCTAATTTCATAAATTATCCTTATGGTGTTCCTGATTGATATTCGTACATACATCTTATAGTCATTTTTATTCCACCTACTGGAAATAAAGAACCTTCATCTGTTTCTACTTGTACTACTTCCGAATCAAGTGCTTTGTTGTTTCTAGTAATATCAGCTTCTATCGCAGTTTCAATAGCTGTAATTAATGCGTTTCTTGCAGTATCTATATTAGTATCTGTACCTTTAACAAATCCTAGTATTACAAAATCAATAGTTCCATGTCTTGTTTTAGCACCACTTCCAAGTTCACTATCCTCTCTATTTTCTTCTGATGTTTGAACTATAACTGCTGGATATTGTTGTTGTGATAATTCGTCTAACAAAAAAGGTTGTCTAGTACATAATTTAATATCAGGACTCGATATGTTACTTATAACACTATGTAAGTTTGCTGCTATATCTTCTCGTACACTCATATTCTTGCCTTTCTAAATTCTTTGGCTACAAATTTATTAAATTGTTTGCCTATTATATTAGCAGTTCTATCATTAAATCCAAAAAATTCACGTTTTGTTTTACCTAATACTTGATTAAATACTGCTCTTTTAAGCATTTCGTTATTACTGAATCCTACTGATACTTTATTTGTTCCAGTTTTTCTAACTGTTCTTCCACTAGGAGTTAAAGAACCTAACATTCTACCAGATAGAAATAAATCTACTTTTGTTGGAAAGCCTTTTTTTTGTAGATGTTTTAAATAGCTTTGTGAATAAGGTGCAAAGGGTCTATCTCTAAAGTCTATTCCTTTTGCAGTTTTAGTTCTAATAATATCTAGTAATTGAAAACCACCTTGTAGTATTCCTTTTTCAATAATGGTTTTGATTTTTCTCTCTACTTTTTTTAATCTTGTTTTAAGGAACTCGGTATTAGTTTTAATTTTTACTGATACAACCATTATCTAGTTAATCGTCTATATCCATGTAAAACTTCTCTTTCGCCAACAGATATACTAGCAGAATCATCACTATCGTATTCAACACCATCTTCTAATATTGATCTCATTTCTTTTGCATATTCAGAAGAATAAAATTCACTCATTCTTTCAAATCTATCTTTATCTGTTTCTGGTCTAAATTTAGTTAATGCTGGTAAAAAGAATCTTGATAAGAATAAATAAACACCAGCACGTTCAAACTGATCTAAATTAATTTTTGTATTATCCATTTCAGCAGTTTGTAATGCTGTAATATCTGTATAAATATTATTTTTATATACTGGAAACCATTTAGTTCTTAATTCTCTTAATATATCATTAGTAGTTTGTGCATAGAAATTAACTGTTTCTGTTGCGTTATTTGCTATACCAAAGTCAAAAGCATCTGGTTGATACTTCGTTACATCAGCAGCTACTATTACATTTGCACCAGTAAAGTTTGCCATATTAGAATATCCAAATTAATAAGATTATTCCTACTATAATACCAGCACTTACTTTAGGATTATCTTCTGCTAGTTTAATATATTTTTGTAAGTTTTTCATTTTTTTTTGCCTTTTTTTTCTTTGGTTTGATAGGAACTACTGTTTCATTTTCAAAAGTTTGATCTACTTCTTTAATGTTTTCTTTAACATTATCGTCAACAGGCTTCCACCCTCTGAATGTCCATGTGTTTAAATTCTTTTTATAATCATCTTCTGTTCGTTCTATAATTTTTTTTCCATTAGTCAGTTTCATAATATTTTTCCTTTTTCATAAAGTGGGGAGTTTAACCCCCCCACCTTAAAAGTATTATTATAGTATTGAAGAATCTGCAAGTACTTCTACACCATAAGAGTCATGTAATTCGCCAACACCATAAACTGCTGTTGCTACGATTTCATCTGCTCTTAAAGAAGCATCACGTTGAGTTTCAATCTTAATATCTTGCATCATTGCAAGACCTAAAGCATCTTTATGGAACATTCCACCTTTGAAATCTCCACCAGTTCCAGTATTTGCCATATTACCAGTTTCAAATATTTTGATACCAGCGATTTGACCAATAAAGCCACTTCTTAATGCTTCGTTTGATAGGTCAGTTGATAGACCAGCAAAAGTATTAGTTAATCCTGATTTAAGATCAAAAGCTACTTTTGGGTGCAACACACAGTATGTTTCATCAACAGGAAGTCCTAATGCTCTTAAAGTCGAAGCTGCATTAAAAATTACTGCTGGTGTTAAAGCTGCACTATCTGTTCCAACTGCTGTTGAAAAGCCATCAAATTTAGCAAGTAAGTCTTGATCCATTTTTTTTGCGATTGCTTCTCCAAACAATTTACCAATATCTCCAGCTACATTTCTTGGTGCTGAATTTCTTGCCAAGTCTGTTAGAGTTGTCATAATACCAACTTCAGAAGCAGTAATAGTTACTGAACTTGGGTTGATTGCTGTGTTGCCTAGATCAGTTGCATCTGCTACTGCTGCTGCTGCTACTGCTGCATAGATTGGAACTTCAACTGATTTTCCACCACCTGATATAGCATAATTTTTAACAAGATTTTTCATTATAGATTTCTCGTTAATTACAAATTGTGCTTCTGCTACTATCTCTGTATATAGTTCCGATAGTGTGGAACTTGTTGTTTCGTTTGCCATGATATTTTTCCTTTATTATTTATTGTTTAAGTTAATCTCAACAGCACCTGAATCTCGCTTTTTTCTATATTCTGCATAGATTTTACGATCTTCTGATGTTGATAAGTCCAAGTCCTGTAAATTAAATGGTTTAACAGTTTTACCTTCGACACTACTCTGGCTTCCTGAACCAGACAAAGACCCTTGACGGAAATGTGGGTTAGCATCTAAAAACTCTTTAACTTTATCTTGTATCGTTAATAGTTCTCCTTGTGAGTTATATCTCACATTAGAATTATTATCAAGAATTTCTATTCTACCATCATCATTATATTTGATCTCATTTTTAATTAAAGATACGACTTGTCCAGCATTAATTGCT